GATCTACTTATTATTTCGAATTAGTTAATAATCAATTAAAACTATTCCCAGTTCCCCAGTTAACAGGTAGTCTTCACTTTGAATATTATAAAGTAGACGATAAAAAAGCAGCTTCTTTCCAAGATGGTACAAGTTTAATTACAAATGTAGGTGAAGTACCTTATTCTAATCCAACTTACAGTCAAATTAACAGTGTTGGTAGAGATTGGATATATAGATATTCATTAGCTTTAGCAAAAGAGCTACTAGCTTATGTTAGAGGTAAGTATACCACAGTTCCAGTACCTGGTTCTGAAGCTACTCTTAATCAAAGTGACTTACTAGCTGATGCTAGAGCAGAAAAAACAGCTTTAATTGAGAATTTACGTGATATGCTTGATCAAACATCAAGAAGAGTTCAATTAGAACGTAAAGCTAGTGAATCTGACAATTTAAGAAAAACGTTAAGTGACGTTCCTTACACAATTTATATAGGATAATGAAATTACTTAACATTATATCAGAAATAGAGTTTTATACCTATGAAGGTATGATACAGGTAGTGTATGATGGACTTAATACTACTAAAATAGCAGAACTTATCCGTGCTTTGCCCGGTGTTACAACAGTAACTATAGCAGCCGACTTAGGAGAAGGTAGAGAAAACTTAAAAGTAAAACTTATTTCACAGAAATCTGGTGTTGATGCATTTGAGGCATTAAAGAAAAATGCATTAACTAAGTATCCACCAATTAAAGTAATAAAAATTGCTGCTAATAATATAGAAAAGAAGTAAATGCTATTTGGATCTAACAGAGATTTTAATCTACTAGTAAATATTAACAGAGAACTGTTAAAAGACGTAGTTGAACAAGAAGTTCTTTACTACAAACTTGATTTAGAACAAACTCAAGCTAATATTTACGGAGAAGCGGTAGATAAGACATATTTAATTCCTATTAAACTAAATTGTTTGATTACTAGAGGAGATCAAGTAATAACAACTGATGAATTTGGCCCTGATTTAGGGAGAGAAGCATCTTTTGCTTTTATTAGAAGAGATTTAGTAGATGTAAACGTAGTTCCGGAAGTTGGTGATATATTAAATTGGCATGAAGATTATTATGAAATAGATACAGTAAGAGAAAACCAATTATTTTTAGGTAAAGATAATAGTTACAACCTTACATCATACGGATCACAGTTTGGTGAGTCTATTTCAATAATAGTTGATTGTCATTTAACAAGAAAAGAAAGAACAGGTATTAATTTTGAAGGTACTAGTTACTAAAAATACTATATAAACGTATGCCAAGACGTAAACAACCATTACCAAAGAGTCAAAGAGAGCTGACCAAAGATAAGCTTACAACTAGTACTACGTCTAGCAATAATATTGCGGATAATACTAAAAATCGAGCATTTCAACGTTCGGTATCTGATAGTGATGTTAAAAGGTTTAATATTGGTTTAAGAGATATAGACGAAACTATCGTTTATTACTTTAAAAACATTATTCAACCCACAGTCTTTCAGAATAATAATAAAGTTAACGTTCCTGTTTTATACGGATCTCCTGAAAGATGGAAATCAGTACAAAGAGACGGATTTTATAGAGATAAGAACGGAAAGATACAAACTCCTCTTATCATGTTTAAGAGAGATAGTATTGAGAAAAATAGAAATCTTGGAAATAAAATGGATGCTAACAATCCAACTAACTTTGGGATTTTTAAAAAGCCTTTTTCTAAGAAAAATATATACGATAACTTTTCTCTGGTTACTAATAGAGAACCAGTAGAAGAATATTACGGAGTAATTATACCAGATTATGTTACTATTACATACTCTTGTATAATATTCACTAATTATATCGAACAAATGAATAAAATTATAGAAGCAATTAACTTTGCTTCTGATTCATATTGGGGTGATCCTGAAAGATTTAGTTTTAGAGCAATGATTGATAACTATACTACATCTACTGAGCTTAATCAAGGAGATGACAGAGTTGTTAAAACTAATTTCTCTATTACTATGATGGGTCATATAGTACCTGACTCAATAAACGCTCAAATAGCCGGTATGAATAGATTTTTCTCTAAGTCATCAGTTACTTTTGGTTTAGAGGTTGCTGGTACTTTAGAAGAATTAACAGCTAGAGCCGGTACAGCAGAGAAAGAAGCAAGCAGAAGATTCTTCGATAGAGGTGAATCAGGTACTGATACTAGTGGTATGACTCAAGAACAGAAAACTTATGTATCTTTGGAAAGACTTTATAGTAGTAATGTAATATCGAGTAATGTAAATCCTACTACTAAACAGCTTACTTGGTTCAGTATCACTATAGCTACTCCTCCTGTAGGATTCCCAGACATAACCAAGACAGATTTTAAAGTATTTATTAACGGATTAATCGTTGAAACAGATGCAATAGATTCAATTACACAATCAGGTGCGAATGTAATTGTAGTATTTAACGATAATTTAGATTTTGAACTAAGTTCTAATGATGAATTTTCAATATCAGGTAAATTTTTAGCATAGAATGGCATTAGTACAGTGGAAACAGATAGCAAGTCAATTAACCGGTAGTAGAGTCTTTACCGGATCTCTGTATGTGTCCGGTGCTATCAATGTTAGCGGGTCTATTACTGCAGATAGCTTTATAGGTATAGATCCATCAGCTATTTTTACCGGTTCGGTTACAGCATCTGTTGCTCAAGACGGAACTATTTTTACAATAGAGAGTGGAAGTGTAAAGTTATTTACTTTAGATAATGAAGGAAACTTAGTACTATCTGGTAGTATTACCGCACAGGAATTTCATACAGAAATAGTAAGCTCATCCATTATATTTCAATCAGGTTCTACTAAATTTGGTGATACTGCAGATGATATTCATAACTTCACAGGTAGTTTAAGGTTATCTGGTTCACAAGAACACTTTATTTCTGGAGCATTACATGTAGATAACGATAATACCGGTTCTCAAACTATTACTACAAACAATATAAATGTAGGTTTTCCTACATCGAACAGATGGCAACAAAATTTAGATGGATCTTATTTTGACCTTTACGATAGTTATACTAACGTTTCTGAAATTATAAGATTCATGGCCGGAGTAATGAGTTCATCATTAGATGTAGCTGCTCCTACTCCTAATACTAAGTACTGGAACACAGTTTCTACATCGTATAATATAGGTAGTACAACTTCTAAAAATGCTCTCTTTAACGGAGTATTAGGTAGTAGCTACCAAACTGCTAAACTTTCTGTTAATTGGGATGATTCTTCCTTTATTAATTCTTCAGCAACTGCTTCTTATAAAGAAGTGCAAGACTACTTAATACTAAAAGGATTTTTACTGAACTCAGAAACAGGCTCAGGAGGTTTTGATAATGATACAGGAACAAATCCTTTTACCGATAATTACGGAAGTAGAATACCTTCAACAATATTAACACAAGGTACTTTTGCTAATAATTCTTTTACAGTAACTGCAGATGCTGGAGGCTCGTCGGATGTATACACTAATAGTAGTTATTTTGGTATGGGGGCCCTTACAAATGGTGGAGCTACCCCATATTCTGTAATTATTCATGCAACTCAATCTTATAGTGATAATTACGTAGATTCTACTCCTGATGAAAATTCAACTTACTCATCAGCGTCTTTATCGGAATATACGATTTCATCATTTGGTACTTCTAACGGATTAATTCTGTCTAAGATAGTAACATCACAACCGGCAGTTATTCCATCTGCATTTCAAGATGGGGATTTTAATAACGTTTCTGGTCCTATAAACGGTAAAGTATATACCGGTGGAGCTACTAATTCGAGCGCTATATCTGCAAGTGGGTATTATAAAATACATGATGTTGTAGTAGGTTTAAAAACCGGTTCTATGTCTGAATATCAATATAAGAACGGCTCAGACAGTTCTACTTTATTTTACCTATATACAGGAACCTTACCATCAGATATAACTTCTGGTACTAGAACAGCTACCTTATTGAATACCGAATTAAATAGAACAGCATTTAGCGCAACTTCTAGATCATTATCTGGTGCTCCTTATTTACTAACAACTTCATATACATTCACATATCAAGGTGAAGTAAGCGGTAGCTTTGATCCTGCTTATGGATACAGTGCTACACCGCTTTCTATTGCTAATCCAGTAGATACTTGGGAAAATATAGGATCTACTACTCTAACAGGAAATACAGTAAGCGTTACCACAAGTGGAGTACAGACAGTAGTTTCAGGTAGAGGAGTATTTTCGGCTGATAAATCAACTCAAAGATCGTTAAATGATATTCCAAGAATAGACGATATTTGTATTGCAACAGCTTCTTTATCTTTTAACTTAGATAGTAACACTAATAACGTAGTTCAAGCAAGGAGCACACAAGAAAATCTAAACTATAATCTTAGCTTTAGATTAACAGGTACTAACTGGAAAGGAAGCTCTCAATCAACTACTTCTGACACTCAAGTACTATTTACCAGCTCGTTATTTAATCAGTCTGCAGATAGCGGTAGTATGGCAATATATAGCAGAGCTCAAGGATATGATGGAGGGAGTTTAACAGGTACGTCTGAACAATTTACTGGTGAAGATTTTAGAATACAGATAACTAATGACGTTTTAGGATTCAACGGCTCAGCTTTTACCACAGGTACTTATGCTACTAACGATAATGGTGATTCTATATTAGGAGATTATGATCTTCAAGTTAAACCAGGTTACTTAGTTGATCCAGGAGGTAGTTACGGATATTGGTTTGCATCAGGATTTGGTTCTGGTACATATAAGTACTATATTAGAAGATTTCAAACTAGTGGAGCAAAAACTACAATGACAGTTAATTTAGGTAGAACTTTAGTCAATTGGGACTCTACTTCTGATGGAGTTGCATCGGCTATATTATTTAAATCTAGTGCGAGTGGTAGCGGGGTTAATGATACTTTATCTACTGCAAGAATTTACGATCCTACAGAACTGACATCAAATGTTGTGGAGGCTTCTATATCGTCGGATAACTTTAAGAATCCTTTTACAGATAATTTAGACTTGTACGGAAATACCGGTGGTAGTTTAAATTCCACTACATATACTATGCCGTTGAGAAATGCCGATGGAATGTACTTAGATAACGACGATAACGAATTTTATATAATTATAAGATATAAGGGAGATCCGTCTCCTATTACATCTATAAATGTGACTACATCGTAATGGGACTAATAGATACTACAGCAAAAGCATTAAGGCTACTCATAAGTAGAAGATTTACAAGTAATGCCCTTACTAATCAGCAAGAAGCATTTACATCTACTTTAGATATCAATAGTGGAGAAATCTATACTCAAGAGTACTTAATTCCATCTACTGGGTTACCTTTTAGTGGGAGTTCACAAAACGGCCAAGAATACGAAAATGTATTAAAATATTGGTATAGACAGAAATTGACCAAATCAAATTTGGAAACTGAAGTATGGTTTTTCCTTTCCCCAACAGGAAGTAATGCAGGGGTTACTCCTCAAATTATACAAAGCAATCAACAGGTAAATTTTATTTCAAGTAAATATTCTTCTCCGGTACTTACGAACGCTAATGCTGAGGATGCAACACCGGGGTACAATGTGGTTATATATAAATCTACTTCTTTAGATAGTGGTAGTTTGACAGGTGCCTCAAGAGTTTCGGTAAATGACTATCAATTTGACTATAAAACCGGAGTACTTCAGTTTGATCAAAATATTCCGTCGTCTAATGAATACGTATATATTACAGCTTATCAGTATATAGGTAAGACTCTTAGTAGTGATGTAAATTTAGGTATTTTTAGACAAACTGGTTCTTTTTATTCTACAACAAATGATTTAAAAATTACAGGATCTTTACAACTTTCTTTAGATGGAGTAGAAGATTATTTTAGTGTAGAAGTTAACGGAGAAGAAAAATTTAAAGTAAACACCGAAGGGGTAGTTGAATTAGATCCTTTCGATATAGCACCTACAGCAGTAACAGGAGGGCTTTTTTATAGCGGCTCTGATGAGTACTATTTAGGATTTAGAAATTAAGACATATTTATATAATATAAAACACACCTATTACTATGGCAGTCTGGAAAAAAATAATTGTTAGTGGATCACACGCCCACTTAAACTCTATAACAGCATCAGCATTAACCGAAGATAACTTTATTGTTATCGGCCCTAACGGCGAA